TGGAGCGGAAGACCATCCAGCCGTACTTCGGCGCTAAGCATCGGATCGTCACCAAGCGCCGGGTGAAGATCGAGTTCTCCGTTGAGCTGGCAGGATCCGGCACCGCCGGCACGCCGCCTAAGTTCGGCAATCTGCTGGCTGCTTGTGCATTCAAGGAAGTCATCTCGGCTGGAGCATCGGTGACATACTCGCCGGTGACTGCCAACAGCGACGTTGGCAGCGTCACCCTGGCATTTCATGCTGATGGCCAGAAGCACCTGGCGACCGGCTGCCGCGGGAACGTCAAGTTCATCGGCAAGCTGAACGAAATCCCCACGCTGCAATTTGAGTTCACGGGCATCTACAACGACCCCACTGACGCCACCATCCCGGTGCCGACGTTCAGCAACCAGGCTGACCCGCTGGAGTTCAACCAGACCAACACCGTCAACCTGATCATCAACAACGACTTCACCACGGCCTGCCTGGAGTCGATCGAGTTCGACATGAAGAACAACGTGGTCTACCGCGAGCTGGTGGGCTGCACGAAGCAGGTGATCATCACTGACCGCAAGGGTGAAGGCAAGCTAATGATTGAGGCGCCATCACTGGCCACCTACGACGCCTTCGGTGCTGCCACGTCCAGCGCGGTAGGCGAGCTCTCATTCACCCATGGCACCGACAGCGGCAACATGGTGGATGTCTCGATCCTGAATGCAAACTACGGCGCACCGTCCTATGGCGACAGCGACGGCATCATGATGCTTGACATCCCCTTCACCATGCTGCCCAGCGACGGCGGCGATGATGAGATCAGCCTGACCTTCACCTGATGGCATTCGTTCTTGATCAAAGTTCCTGGTATCGCTGGCCGGTGTCGTTTGATGTGGCCGACGATGGCGGCTGGAAGCGCCAGTCATTTGATGGTCACTTCGCCCGCCTGGGTCAGGACCGGGTGAATTACCTGATCGCTGCCGCATCGGCTCGGGTGGCGCAGATCCAGCGCGGTGAGATCGATGCCGACGGTGAGGTGATCGATGACATCAGCATCGCCAGCGAGGTGCTGGTCGGCTGGGAGGGCGTCCTGGATGCCAACGGCGGTGAGGTGCCCTGCAGCGATGGCAGCAAGGCCAAGCTGCTGAAGGTGGAAGCCGTCGCCACCGCAATCGTGACCGCCTGGGCGGAGAGCATCCACGGCTCAAAAAAGCAAACCTCCAAGAAGCCGCCCGCTTTTGGCTGAATGGCGGCCGGGGTGAGCTTGATGACGATGCTGCAGCTCTCGGCATCGAACTGCCTGATGCGCTGCTGGCACCGGTTCAGTTCGCGGTGTTCCCCGAGAACCAGGCCGCTGTGGAGATGTTCTGCCGTATGGCGACGCAGTGGCGCGTGGGCATGAACGGCAGGATGGGGCTTGATTACAGAGTGCTGGAGTGGCTTCTTAGCCTGTATCCAGTGGCAGATGCGTGCGCGCTGCTGGAGGATTTGCAGGTCATGGAGTACACCATCCTTCAGGAGCAGAGCTGATGGCCGCCACCATGGAGGCACTGCTCAGGATCAAGGCCACTACCGAGGGTGAAGGCGGCGTGGCGGCGCTGGCCCGTGGCATGGGCAACCTGAAGAGCAGCGCTGAGAAAGCCAGCAGCGGGCTCAAGGGTGCGCTGTCCAGCGTCGGCGGCATGAGCAGCGCACTGGGCGCTCTGGTGCCATTGGCCAGCGGTGCGGGCCTGGTGGCAATGGCCAAGGGTGCGATCAACCTGGCTGATGACATGAACGACATGGCGCAGAAAACCGGCGTCAGTGTTGAGGCATTGAGCAAGTTCAAGCAGGCAGCCGAAAGCAGCGGCACATCAGTCGAAGGCGTCACCGGCGCCATGATCAAGCTGACCAAGGGGATGACGCTCGGCAAGTTGCCAGCCCTGGACGCATTGAAAGATCTCGGCATCAATGCCAAAGATGCCAGCGGCAAGCTAAAGAGCGCCGACGAAATCATGTTGGAGGTGGCCGACAAGTTCAAGGCGATGCCTGACGGCGCTAACAAGACGGCAGCCGCCTTGCAGCTATTCGGCAAGGCCGGCGCTGACATGATCCCGATGCTTAATGGCGGCCGGGCATCAATCGAAAGCCTGACGGCCACGATGTCAACATCATTCGCCAAAGGTGCCGATAAGTTCAACGACAAGATGGTCGCATTGCAAACCAAGTTCACGCAGCTTGGCGTCGGCATTGGCACGGCACTGATGCCGCTGCTGACTGCATTGACGGATGGCGTCTCAGCCGTCGCTGATGGCTTCGGGAAACTCCCCGGCCCGGTGCAGACATTGCTTGGCGGCGTTGTGGCGCTGGCCGCGGCCTTTGTGGTGCTGGCTCCAGCGATCAGTGCCATCGTTTCTCTGGGTGGTGTCGTTGGTCCTGCCATCGCTGCGATCACCGTCGCACTGGGCGGCCTGCTGACCTTTGCCAGCAGCACGCTGATCCCTGGTCTGCTGGCGCTGTTCTCCGGTCCTGTCGGCTGGACGGTGCTGGCGGTGGCGGCTGTCGTCGCCATGGTGGTGGCATTTCGTGAGCCGATCGGGAAGTTCCTGGCCTGGCTGGGGCAGCAGCTCATGCAGGCCGGCACGGCGCTGCTGGCCCTGTTCCGCATGGTCTACGTAGACCCATGGATCAACCTCTGGAACAACGTCTTGCGTCAGCCGGTGAGCAGCGCCTGGGCCTGGATCAAGACCACATGGTCAAGCCTTAGCGGCTTCTTTGTCACCTACGTCATCCAGCCGATCAACACCGCCTGGAATGGCCTGATGACGATGCTGCGCAATGCCATGTCCGCCGTGGCGGACTTCTTCCCCAAGGTCTGGAGTGGCGCGGTCAATGCCGTCCGCAGCGTGATCAATGGCTTTCTGGGCGCCATCGCCAACGCTGTCAACGTCGTGGTTGACAACGTGAATCGTCTGATCGACGCCTTCAACAGGCTCCCTAGCAGCATCAAGATCCCGAGGGTTCCCACCCTGTCGATTCCTAAGTTCGCCGCCGGTGGCATGGTCGATGGGCCGACCCTGGCGCTGGTGGGCGAGGCCGGGCCGGAGTACATCGTCCCAGAGCGGAAGATGGCAGCAGCGGCTCGCAACTACCTGGCCGGTGCCCGCGGCTCCGCGGTGCTCCAGGGCAGCAGCGGCTCAGGCGGTGATGTTCAGATCTCGATCACCACCGGTCCCACGCTGCAGGCCCAAGGTGAGCAGTGGGTATCGGTCAAGGATCTGGAGCACGCCATGCGAGTCACTGCTGATGGTGTCCTGTCCAGGGTGCGGACACCTGCTGCGCGGCGCGTGCTTGGTATCCGCTGATGGCGCAGGCACAGGCTCATTACTTGCGCACTTACGACGCAGTGAACACCTATCAGCGGTGGCAGTCCTTCTACGTCAACCAGACCGTGACATGGGATGGCGCCAGCTGGGAGTTTCAGCCGTTTGAGATCAATGGCATCACGGCCGGCTCATCAGGTGATGAGGCATCCGTGACGCTGACGCTGCCGGCGCTGCCGGCGCTGCTGACGGCAGCCTTTGATGCCAAGAACCTCCAGCGGCTGGTTGAGCTGAAGATCTACACCTTCGATCCGTCGATCGATGACGCAACGCCACAAGCCGGTCAGCAGCTGCTGGTCACCTTCATCGGTCAGGTCGTGGATGCGTCAGCCACGTTGTCGCGGATCAACCTGGCGCTTGGCTCCGCACTGGCGCCGGTTGGCGCGTCAATTCCGCCGCGCACGATGACCACCAGACTGATCGGGAAGGGTTGCCGTCTATGAGCGTCGTTGTCAGCGATCCATTGGCGCTGATCGCCATTGAGGCGGGCCTGGTCACGGCGCCGCTGCAGGGTGGTGCTGCGCAGGGCAACAGTAGGCTCGATGTCCAGCAGCACGCTGCCGTACTGGGAGAGGCGGTGCCTGTTGTCTTCTGCCGCCGCGACGAAACCGACGGCACCGGTGGAGTGCTGGTATCACCAGCGGCGACGGAAGCCAGATTTGCCAACAACGCATCCAACGATGTCACGGTCAGCTACCACCTGGTCCTGTCAGAGGGCCGGATCGGCTCGATTCAGGTGCGCGATGTGTTCCAGCGCAGCTGCAGGGTCGGATCATTCAGCCAGACCTACGACCGCAGGGCGGGCACATGGACGCCGGGCAACTTCATCGTTGATCGCGGTGGTTCCTATGCCATGCCGGAATGCCCCTACTACTGCGGCAACGTCGGCGTCTACAGCGGCATGTCCACGCTGTCGTTTGTGAACACCATCCCGGACGGTTTTGATCAGTGGAATCGTCAGGTGCATTGCTTCGTGCGCAATGGCATGGAGGTGCCGCGCATCATTGAAGGCACCACCGGGAGCAGCAATAACTACGCCGACCTGGCACTTTGGGCATTTCGGAACTGCGCCATGCTGCCCGACAGCATGATCGACTTCAATGCGCTGACCAGAGCGGCGCATTTCCTGGCTGTCAACAAACTGTCATGCGACATCCTGCTCAACAAAAGCGAGAACCTGGCTGACTTCTTTGCCAAGACAGCACCGTACTTCCTGCTTGCGGAGACGCGCAACAACGGCAAGCGCGGGCTGAGGCCACTGCTGCCGATCAACGATGACTTCACCATCAAGACCACAGCGATCACGCCTATCTTTA